ACGTTCTTGAGTAAGATTTAATATATACTTTTTTACTGTTTAAATTAAAGTAATACCTGTCATCAAACCCTGGTATTTGTATAAAATGTAAAGAGTAGCTAGATGTATTTTTCATACTATTTTACCTCTCTATTTTTGTATATTAAATTATCAGTTAAATTAACTATAGCACAACTAAATAAAATAGCTAGTTGACAATTAAAAAAATACATGATACCCTCTAAGCAAGAAGGGCCGCTTAATAACTGCTTATATATAGTAGTTAATATATAGTTATTACTTAACAGTAGTTATATTATTACTACCATACTCAGTTACTAACGTAACTATCGTATAAGATAGATCTTAAATAACATATTGTAGTTATACTTTAGTAGTTAAATACTAAAGATAAATTATAGATATATTATTATTACTTGATCTTATATCTCTTGAACTAGATACGTTAGTATCTTATCGCGTTGTATACCCTCTCAAGCATAAATCGGGCCTTATACCCTTCAAGTGATAACATACGGTAGATATACCCTCTTCTAATGCTATTTAAAGGCCGTACAGGTATCATCATCAAACGATAGTAGTGTAACCTATACGAACATAGTGGGTAGTATAAAATAATCGACTGTAGAGCTTTCTACACATGTTTTAGATATAATCATAAATAATTAGCCTAATCCCTAATTTTAGTGCTATAATTAAAATACAAAATCTAGAGGATGATTATCGCATGCAAAAGATTTTTTTACGGTTAAGGCTCGAAGGGTGTGAGGTGCTTGAAATTGACCCTGATAGTTTAATTGGGTTTAGAGTACAATATAGCGATCCTGAAGCTTGTTATATCTTGACAGCTTTTAACGATAGTCAAGCATTTGTTATACACAGTGGTACTTTTGACACATGCCATGCAGAGCTCAATCGGTTACATAATATTCTTGATATAAAACTTAGAGATATTTAATCAAACTTCTTACAAATATTTTACAATTTCTTAACAGACAACTCAGATTATATTGTCTATAATAACAGTGAAAGAATAGACATTGTAAGGAGATTATCATGGAAATCATCTTATTTGCCTCATTGTTACTAGGAGTTCATACGTACATAGGGTTAAAAACAATAAGAAATGATAGAAAAACAATAACAATCAATGAAGAATATCGTAATACTCCAGATGAATTTAGTAAAAATGTTTTAGAATTACTAAAGAAAGACACCATTAAAAGATTAAATAAGTTATAAAAAACAATAAGAATAATTAAGAAATTACCGTTAAGGAATTAAACGATACAATAACAACTAAAACCGTAAAATAATCCTTAACGGTAAAAATAGAAAAGATTGGACACTACCTCTTTTCTATACTGTAGTACTCCAAGGCAGTGTGGCTATTGTTACGTTGTTCGGAGCAGGAAGGAACTTACCACTCTATACAGATACATGCTTATACAGGTGTATCTGTATTTTTTTGTCTGTGATATCAAATTTACACTTTCTTTACAATCCTCCAGTCATAGTATATAATTTTTATATACAATCAATCGCAAAAGAGCCAAGGTATATTATCATGGGTGCCATATTTACTTTACTGTTACCAGTGTTTTCAACCCTTATTGACAAAATATTTCCTGACCCTAAACAAGCCGCAGATGCTCAGTTAGCTTTAACTAAAGTGTTGAATGAAGCACAGGCAGAAGCTTTTAAAGCTCAAGCAATACAAGATCAAGCCAAGAAAGACATCATAGTAGCTGAGATAACAAAACAGTCGTTTGCAAGCAATTGGCGCGCTTATCTTATGATCATGTGTAGCGCTATTGTCGGGTATAATTGGGTAATAGTAAGTTTACTTAATGCTTTTTTAACCCCATTGGGGACCCCTATTGTACCTATACCAGTACCGGCAGAACTATGGACATTATTAACAATCGGTTTAGGTGGTTACATAGGTAAAGAGACCATGCAGACATATACTCAAGCTAAAGTTGAGAAGGCACGGGTAGAGAGCGCCTCAATCAACGAAGAGGTGTTAGCTCGTAAGCTTAGAGAGACTCTGTTTAAAGACGGTATGTCGGAGGCTCAGTGGTCTGCTATAAGGGATTCAGCACATGCCGCAGCTACGGGGGCGCCATGATAGAAGACGCCACTGGTAAGATTTGGTCAATAGCTGTTATTGTGTTTAGTTCACTTATATCATTTTTTATGTACCGTCAAAAAAAGATGGAAGAAGGCTTAATAACAGTGGATAAGCGTATAGATAATATACATGTAAGTCATGCTGAGGTAAGGTCAAATCAGGCATGTTATAACAAATCATTAGACTACTTAGTAAAGCGGTTTGATCGATTAGAGAAAAAATTAGATAAGATTATTGATAAGAAACAGTAATATTACAATAGAATCGATTAAGAACAGTAGTTCTAATCGTTTTTACTCATTGACACATATTAAAATAAACTCGGTAGAGGATTTAGTGATGACGGATAGTAATCCAAAAGCACAGGTAAAAAAGAAGAGTGGGGGACAGTCTTATGAAGCCACTCATACTGAAGAAGAAGTATTAACAGCCTTAGTAACTACTGGAGCTCCTCAACGTCTTATATCATGGTATATGCAAAAGGATATAAAGACTCTTAAAAAGATGTATGCTCACGTATTTGATATGCCTCCTAATGATAATGAATCAAAGACCAACATGGTTGAGTACAGCCTATTTTATCAAGCTGCTTATAACAAAAACCTAGGGGCTTGTATCTTTTGGCTTAAAGCTCACAGACCACAACTATATGCCGAACGTTTTCAAGGCAAAGGTGAGACTGAGATCGATCAGGGTGAGTTGTTGGCCTGTATAGCTAAAGCACTAAAAGAAAACAAATCTTAAATGAGAACTCCCTCATCTAAAGCGCTTACTAAAGACTTAGAACGTTGGTATCCATTACCTGAGCTTAAACCTGTCCATAAAGCTTATATGAACTGTGAAAGACGGTTTATACTCATAAAAGCTGGGAGACGCTCCTACAAGACAGAAATAGCTAAACGGTTGATAATTGAGGCCGCTATGGAAGTGCCAGGCAACTATTTCATTGCAGCACCTACTATCCCTCAAGTTAGACTTATATATTGGGATGATATTAAGCGCATGTCCTTTCCTAGCCTTCAAAAGTGTGTACCGAAGGAAGGTATCTTGATGAGACCGTTTGATAACGGTAGCACAATCCAGCTTATGGGTATGGATAACCCAAAGAGGTTTGAGGGACCATACTGGACAGGTGGTATCCTAGATGAATTTGCTTACTATAAAGAAGAAGCATGGGCTGAGTCAATTAGACCAGCGTTAGATACCGTAGTACCTGGCTTACCCTTGCCATGGTGCATAATCCTTAGTAAACCTAACGGGCATAATCACTTCTTCGACCGGTATCAGTACGCGAAGAACAGCGGCGATCCTAATTGGCAGATGTATGAGTGGACTTCAGAGGACGTACTGTCAGAGGACGCTATAGCCAGTGCAAAACGTGAATTAAGTAAGAAACAGTACGCCCAGGAGTATCTGGGCGAGTTCGTATCGACATCAGGCAGAATATACGATGAATACTCATCTGATAACCACATTCGCGACACTATTAAAGAACATGAGCAGATATGCTATTTCTGTGATTTCAATTTTACTCCTATGTCTCACGGTATTGCTGTGTTTAGGGATCATCACACTATTATATCTAGCAAAAAGGTTGTTAAAGCTGTCTACGTACTTGATGAGATAATACTTGAGTCAGCAAGAGGTGAACATAACGCATTAGAGTTTGTAGAGCGGTATAAGCATCATAAAAACAAAAGCCTACGACTATATGGTGATAGATCAGGTAAGAACGGTGAGAAACACAGTCTAGATAGTGAGTACATCGCCATGGAGCGGGTATTTAGAAAACATGGCTGGGAAGTAGACCGTAGAGTACAAAATGCTAACCCATCTATTAAAGGTTCACAGAGCGCTGTTAACGCTAAGATACGTAATACCGCCGATGAGATAACACTGTTTGTCGACCCCATTGGGGCTCCCTGGATGGACGAAGGATTATATACCGTAGTTGTTAAAGAGGGTAGTAGTTTCCTTGAGGACGATAAAAATGATAAGCAGCATATAACTACAGCCTTGAGATACATGGTAAATTACGAATGGCCTATTGATGATCAGATAATGACTATCGACATAGGCTGGGGTAACGATAATCCCGATTGGGTGGAAGCACCTCAATTTTATTAAGAGTTTAAGTGGAGTATATTATAGTGCCGATCGAATCCAAGCACCCTGAGTACGATAAAATGATTGATAAGTGGCAGCTTGTAGAAGAGGCTGAGGCATCTTGCTATAAAAAGCACGTAATCCCCCCTACCTATACATCTAGCGGCAATAAAGCTCGTATTAGCGTACGTAATGACAATTATATCGCTAGGGCAATATACTCTAACTTTGTATATAACACACTATCGGTATTAGTTGGTACAGCTACTTATAAAGAGCCTACTATCGAGCTACCTAGCGCCCTGGAGTACCTCAAAGAGGACTGCACAGAGGATAGGTTAAGTCTTAATCAGTTTACTCGTAAATCATTACGTAATGTGGCTAGCAAAGGCCGCTGGGTGATGCTTACCGACTTTCCCGCAGCTATGGAGGGTAAGACTAGTGAGCAGATAACAAAGATAGACCCTAAACCCCGCATTAGATACTATAAAGCTGAAGACTTTGGCAACTGGGATGATACTAACTTTGACGGGGGGAAGAAACTATCATGGGCTTGTCTGAGGGAAGAGGTAAAGGTAAGAATAGATGGATACAAGTGGGCTTGTGAGTATCAGTACCGCATAGTGGAGCTAGATGAGTACGGTTATTACCGATTTATGATAAGAGATAAGGCTGGTAAAGATTTACTAGAAAATTGGGTGTATCCAAGGTATAACGGCCAGTTAATTGACTATATACCGTTAGACGTTATAGGTGCAGAGGATAATAATCTTGAGGTGGACGAACCTCCCATGTTTCCTCTGGCACATGTGTCATTTGGCCATCTTAGAAACAGTGCATCGTATGAAGATAACCTTGACGCGCATGCCCAGGGTACATTATTTATAGCCTCAACGCTCAATCCCTCACAATGGAAGGATATGACCGCTGTTAAACCGATTATGATGGGCAGTAGAGAAGGTCATTATATAGGTGAGCCAGGCAGTACCGCTACATTGACTCAATTACAGGCGGGCCAAGAGTTGGCTAACGCTATGCTACATAAAGAGCAACAATTATTGGCCATGGGTGCTTTTATGTTTGTATCCGCTAACGCTAACGCTCCTGTAGAGACTACACAGATGTATATGGGTAGTAAAAACTCACCAATTGTTAATTATATCAAGAATTTACAACAAGGATTACATAATCAGTTTGTAAATTGTGCCAGGTTTATGGGCGTGAGTGAAGAAGGTATTGATATTAACTTTCCAGTTGATTTTATACCTAAATCAGCTAATCCTGAATTGATGGGTCAATTATTAGCGCAATCGATGGGCGGTATCATATCTAAACAGCTAATTAGAGAGTATGACCGTAATGTAGACTTAATACCAGACGGTATGACGGACGAAGACATAGATAAACAGATAGCTGAAGAGAACGCAGACCCCTTAGGCGGAGTGATTATACCGATTGATAATCCTAATGATCCAAAGCCTCAAGATGAGCCTGTAGCGCCCCCAGAGGATGTTAAACCTAAAGATGTTGCTAAATGAAGAAAGTTAAACTTAGTAAAAACCCTACCGTTAGTGTAAAGAAAGGTGCCGTTGACTCAGTAGTCCGGCATCAGATCTATTTACAACGGTATGCAGGCACTAATGCTAGTCAAATACTAGGATTTGTTAAAAAGTTAAAGAAAGAGTTAGTTAGTAGTCTAGGAGATACTAATACAGTGCTCTCAGCGGCACGATACACTAAACAACTCAATAGTATGAAGGTATTGGCTAAAGATCTCACTAAAGACCTTGTAGCTACGCAGAAAGATGAGTTAGTAGGGTTAGCTAAGTATGAAGCTGACTTTACCAAACGATTGTTAGATAAAACCACTATCGAAAGCACTGAAGAGTTATTGTTTGAAACAGTGACACCTAGTGTTACTCAGTTAAAGACAGCAGCCTTTACATCTGTTATGGATAAAGAGATTGGCAGCACCCTAGGAAAGACCGTTGGAGATGCTTTAGGGGATTATGGTAAAAAGATAGCAGGAGGTATGGTGCAAGAGGTTAGAACAGGTTTTGCTTTAGGCAAGACTACCGATGAAATAGCAGACGGTATCTCGGCCATAGGAGGTTCGGCCATTAGAGGCTATGAGGCTACTGCCCTTGCACGCACTATCACTAATCATATCAGTGCTATGGCGCGAGAAGAGACATACGCTCAGAATGCAGATATTATAGAGTCTTATCAGATAGTAGCTACTTTAGATGATGTAACCACTGAAGAATGTGGAGCCAGGGATGGTGATATAGTTGATATTGATGGCGCAGAATTACCGCCGTATCACTGGAATTGCCGTACAACCTTTATATCAGTTATCAAAGAGGAATATCGATTAGATATACCAGATGGTAACAGACCTGCTAAGGGCGACGATGGCGAAGAGAGAGTAAGTGGCAAAACAGACTATAACTCATGGCTTAAGAGTCAGCCAGCATCTTTTCAAGATGATATCTTAGGTAAAGTTAAAGGCGATTTATTTAGAAACGGGGGAATGGATATGAAAGACTTTGTGGATCATAATTATCAACCTATTGACCTTAAAGACTTGAAAGATAAAGATAATGCTCACATATTTGATAGGCACGGGTTATGAATATAGTCAAGTTTGAAAAGAAGTCTAATAAGACACTCAGAGAAGCTTTAATAGCTATAGTTGAAGAGGATATGTCTGAGGAGATGTTAGATACACCTATTAGTACTTTAGTTTTATCGGTATTACCAGAATCTAAAGATAACCACCCAGGTGTATTTCAATATGCTGAGGATAATGTTGATTTAATAACAGTTATCGGGCTTGTAGAGTATACTAAATCGGTCATTATGGAAAGTGTCATAGAGGCCGCTTATGACGAAGAGGCAGAATAATGAAAACATCACAGAAAGGTAAATTATTTATTTTAGCCAAAGAGGGCATATGCTTATCTAAATATAAAGATAGTGTAGGTGTGTGGACTATCGGGGCAGGTGCCACCTCATCAGATATACCGGATTTAAAAGATTGGCCAATGGATAAAAAATTAACCGTAGAAGAAGTCCTAAATATGTTTGTTCACCATTTGGTGAAATATGAGAATGCCGTTAACAAAGCATTAGCCGTTGACATTGCGCAACACCAATTTGATGCTTTAGGGTCTATCTGTTATAACATCGGTACAGGAGGTATGACTAAGTCTACGTTTATACGGCGTATTAACGCAATGAGCCCACAGATGGATATCTCTGATGCCATTAAAATGTGGGATAAGCCTAAAGAGATAAAAGGTAGGCGGGCCGCTGAGGCTAGACTATACACTCAAGGTGTGTACGGTGACTTAAGTATCAACATCTTCCCTGTTAACCAAAATGGTAACCCTATATACAATCGTGGCACAATGATTAACGGTAACGATTATCTAGATAAGGCAACACCGCCTAAGGCTACTAATAAATCGGCAGCAGCTAGTAAAGACAATGCTGTAGACCTATCAGACTTGTTAGATTATATGAAGAGCCAGGGCATTGGTGTTATTGACTCTGTAAAAAACCTATTAGACTAGGGTTATCTAATGTGGTCTATAAAATATAGCCTTTAAACCCATTATATTAGGATTTGGGCTAAAACCCACATAAAGTACCCTACAAGCCACGATCTATTAAGTAATACTAATACATAGGTGGGGGTATAGATAATGCACGTTGGGGGCCTCTCAGTGGGGTCGATTTTACACTATCGTCAGCGGAGGATTCAACCCAGTACTAAAAACGATCGTGTCACCTGAAGCGATTGTGAAAGTTTATTAAAAGTCAAGATAATTTACAATTACTTTACATTAACCTTACAGTATATTATAATCATGATATATAAATACCAGTAGGTACTTATAATCTTAAAAGGCAGTAGCCTAGGGGATAAAATGACAGACCAAGTAACGGAAGAAATTGTTGAAGTAGTAACCGAAACAGTTGAGACAAAGATTGACCCTGAAGAATTTGCGAGTATTAAGGCTGAGAATGAAAGGCTTAAAGCTTTTCACGACAAGGTTCACAAAGAAAATGAATCGAAAGTGGCTAAGGCTAAAGCAGAGTCGGACAGACTAGCTAAAGAGAAGGCAGAGTCCGAAGGGGATTTGAAAAAGTTACTTGAGCTAAAAGAACAAGAGTATCAAGATATGCTGAACTCTAAGGAACAAGAATTATTAAGCTTTAGAGAAAAAGAGGTACAGCAGCAAGTTAACAAAGTCGCTGATCAGGTGGCTAGAGAACTTGCTAAAGAACACAGTGGCAGACAGTCTCATCTAGCTGAGAAATTAGCTTTAAGACTCAAACTAACTGAAGATGGTGTTAAAGTTACCGACGGTAAAGGCAACATCATTAGTGACAAGCTTGATACGCTTAAGGAATACGCTAAAAAAGAATTAGATTTTTTATGTGATGGCTTGCAATCAACTGGCGGTGCTGGAATTGTTGCAGTCAAACCTACTGGTAATAAAGATAATAAAGTCGCAGAAAATGAACAACTTGCACTGTATCGATCGGACCCTGTGAAGTGGCGTGAAAAGTACGGTAAACGACAATAATTGAGGAAAATTAGAAATGGCTAACGAACACACACGGTTTACTGATGTAATTGAACCAGAAATTTATATGAACTACACAGCAGTTGACAATCCTGAAAAATCAGAATTGGTTGATAGTGGCGTAGTATTAAAAGACTCTATGTTTGACGATATCATTAATAATCAAGCATCTGAGTTACCTAACATACCTTTTTGGAATGACTTAGATCCTACCGTTGAACCTAACTACAGTGACGATAGTGACACCTCAGCAACTCCTGGTAAAGTAACTGCCAGCAAAATGATTGCTCGAGTATGTTATCTTAATCAGTCTTATAAAGATGCTGACTTAGTGCGTCAACGGATTAAATCAGATCCTATGCAACAAATTCGTAACCGTTTTGGTACCTACTGGAAACGTCAATTTCAACGCCGTGTTACAGCATCCCTTATGGGTGTGTTAGCGGATAACGTTGCTAATGATAGTTCTGATATGGTTAACGATGTTCACGGTGCTTTAAACAGTGACGTTACCTCTTCTACACTATTTTCTAAATCTGCATTTATTAATGCTGCTTTCACTATGGGCGACCGATTTGACGAAACTAGTGTAATCTACATGCACTCTATTGTATACGCACGGTTACTAGATCAAAATGGTGCTGAAGACGTACGTAATAGTGATGGTGCTTTGCTATACAGATCTTACATGGGTCACCGTGTAATCGTAGACGATAGCGACCTATTAGTAACAGCGGCAGAAGGCGCTAGTGCTGGTGATGATGCGGCTATATACCGTTCAATCATCTTAGCACCGGGTGCTATAGCTTACGGCGAAGGCTTTCCTGACATCCCTGTCGAAGTTCATCGCGAACCTTTACAAGGTAAAGGCGGCGGTACAGAAGCAATCATCGAAAGGGTAAACTGGTTAATCCATCCTTTTGGCTACCAGTGGAAAGAATCTTCAATTGGTCTTTACTCACCTACTCTTGCAGAATTGGCAGAAGCAGCACAGTGGGATAGAGTTGTGGCTCGTAAGAATGTACCAATCGCGTACTTAATCACTAACGGTTAATTAATTGTCCCCTCTACGGAGGGGTATGTTTGAGGATAATTAGAAATGGCTACAATTAAAGAATTGTTAGATCAAAAGATATTATACGATGTAGACGTCGCTAGTGATGAGTATGACGCGACTATAGCAGCATTGGCGACAGAAATTGAATCAGAGATAGTATTAGAAGAAGATACCTCTACTGCTGATATGGATTTTGTGGTTGATGAAGATGATATGGTGTCTGACTCAGCTACTAAACTATGTACTCAGCAAAGTATTAAAGCATATGTAGACGCTCATAAAGCACTAACTACTAGTGGGACTGTTAACACAGGTACTACAGCTGTAGAGACAGGTGCTCAGAGTTTTCATAAAACCGTACTAACAGTAAGCTCAACCTTGCCAGCAATCGCAGGTGGAGCTAGTTTATCTGTTGGTAAGTTACTATACACATTTCCTGCCGGGGCTATCGTAGTCCATTGTGCACGTATGTCTATGGCAATTACACAATCTCAAGGTAATATCAATGCAGACACACCTGATGGCGGGTTAGGAACTACTATTGCGGCAGGTGCTAATGCGTTACTTAGCGATACTTCCGGTGCTGAAAACATCTTAACTGGTCAAACTTTTAACAACTGTACTGGCACCGTTGAACTTAAAACTGTTGCTGACCAAGTGTTAGTAATTGAGGCCGCTGGAGACCACACAGTCTACTTTAACGTAGCTGACGGCTGGGCTGCTAGTGGTGACGCTGCGGCTGCCATAGCGGGTACTGTCGTATTAGAATGGTCACTATTATAATAGTAGAGGTTTACAATGACTGAACCAAAGAAACCAATGAGTTTATCAGAGCAGTTAAAGATACAACAGATGTATAGTAACAATATTAAAAATACAAAGACTGAAAGACAGTTAGTAGAGGATGAGCTAGTGTTGACAAAACGTCAGTTAGATCAAGCTACTAAAAAGCCTATCATCAAAAACGATAAACCATAGAGGTAATTTACAATGAGTGAGACTTTAGCAGCAACCGTTAAACTAACTGTTAATGCAACTTTAACAGGTGATGCTGATCTTGGTAACCGAGTTTACAACTTACCGTTTAGCAAGACTCACTCTTTAACCCATGGTGCTGGTCTTAACCAGGCTAACACTGTTTGGTCAGATACCCGTGAGATAGCAGCCTCAACTACTGAGGATTTAGACTTATACGGCGGCTTAACTAGTGCACTAGGTACTACACTTAACTTTACCCGTATAAAATTTATAATGATATCAGCAGCAACAACCAATGTTAACAATGTATTGATCGGCGGAGACGCTGCTGGTTTAGCAGGATGGACAGGTGCTTTAAATGACTTATTAGTCTTAAGACCAGGCGGTATGTTTGCTCTAAGCGCCCCCGATGCTACTGCGTATGCTGTAACACAAACTACAGGCGATATATTACAAATAGCTAATAGCTCATCAGGTAGTTCAGTATTTTATGACATTATAATCATCGGTACTATCTAATGACTTTGGTCGTAGAAGATGGCACTATCGTAGAAAATGCTGACTCTTATAATACAGAGGCTGAAGTAGTCGCTCATGCGGCTATATATGGTGTCACTATGACTACAGGTGAGGCTGAGACTTATGTTAAGCGTGGTAGAAGCTACTTAGATACTCAAATATATCAAGGGGAACAAGTAGACTTTGGTGTACAATCCTTACCATTCCCCCGTCGCTATGTAGTTATCGAAGGCAATCTTTTAGATGAAGAAGTTATACCTACAATGCTAAAGAAGGCTGAGTGTGAACTAGCTGTCATGTTATTTAACGGTAAAGACCCTCAAGTAATTGTTACTAAAGAGGACAGTGTTAAGACTAAGAAGTTTGATGTATTTGAAAAGACTTATATGGATAACGCTAATACTACTCCTGTTTACCCTAGACTATCAGCTTACCTTGACCCATTATTAGAGTCAGGCGGCGGCGGGCTAAACTTTAGGCTTGGTAGGAGCTATGGATAATGGGAGTTGAAGCAGAGGGTTGGATAGAACTAGCCAGAAGTATGATTACAGAGTTCGGTAGGGATACTCCTGTGACATTTACCCGTAAAGTAGTCGGAGAGTATGAGACTAGCGCTTTAGGCAGACCCGCAGGTACGCCTGTGACTTACACAGTGGTATCAGCGCCTATCAATTTTAAATTAAGAGAACTAGACGGCGTAACTATAACATCGGGAGAAAAGATACTTTACATACCTGGCAGGGATACCTCAGCTAATTTAGTTGAGCCTAGAATTGGGGACACAGTAGCCTTAGAAAAAGTATATAGAGTGTTAGAAGTAATACCTTTTGAGACTGAAAGTGTTAACTGCGCTTACGCTTTAAAGATAGGTGCTTAAATGGCCAAGTTTACTAAGATAAAAGATGCTAAAGAAGATGTCATGAAAAAGCTTACTAAAGTGGCCAGAGGTGCAGGCATACAAGTATTTAATAACTGTATACTCGGCAGCCCAGTTAAATCCGGTAGATTTAGAGGTAATTGGCAGGTGTCTGTGGGCAATATGATTACAAGTGAGATACCAGAAGAGCAAGCTATTAATACTATCGTGGAGGCGTCTGTAGGTATGTCTAAATGGTCATTAAATGAGATAGCGTTTTTAACTAATAATGTGCCTTATGCAGAGCGTATTGAACAAGGATGGTCTGGTCAAGCTCCAGCAGGGTGGGTTAGACAAAATATTGATAACGGTCAGAAAGCTTTAGATGATTATGTTAAGAAAGTAGAAAACGGTAATGAATGATACTTTATTTTTAGATATTGACTCTGCCTTACAAACTAAACTAGATGAGATAGTGGGTCATCCTCATATACAGTGGGAAAATGATGTAGAGTATAGACCTACAAACGGCACTAGATATTGGAGAGTTACAGATTTTTATACAGGCGCCGAGTTAGTTACAACAGGTGCTTTACAAAAGCATTTAGGGTTTATACAAGTAGACGTTTTTGTGCCTGCTGAAGATGGGATAGCAGAGCTGAGTAGAGACTTAGGTAAGATATACGCTGCTTTTAATACTACAGACTCTTTATATATCAATAAAATACGTATAGATATAGGAAATGTAGGTAGAAGTAAACGGTCACAAAGAGATGGTGCTTGGTATACAGGCTCAATAGATATTTATTACAAGTGCTATTCGCACTAAACTTTTGGAGTCATAGATGGTAGACACAGTAACCCTTAAAACCCAGGGCACAGTCCTTAACTGGAATGGCGCTCCCGTGGGTGAGGTATTTGATGTATCGGGGTTATCCGCTCCGTCTAATAAAATTAACATTACGTCTTTTGCCGATACTATTATGCAGTATAGACCTGGCAGACGTAAGGCTGCGGATTTCACGTTTTCCGTGAATTATAACCCTGACAATGTAGTTCAAACAGCAATAGAGGCTGACAGACAGGCAGACACTGAGAGAGAGGTAGTCTTAATATTACCTGAGGGCACTATTAACACTATTACTTTTGATGCTCGAGTCATGAACTGGACATTATCAGCAGGTGACGATGATATTTATAAAGCTCAAATAACTTTAAAAATTACTAGCATACCGTTGAGGACCTAACAGATGAGTACACAAGCTAATACAAGATTATTTAAAGGCTCAATCCTCAAAGTAGATGATTTGGCTATGAGCTATGTCACAACTGGGGAAATGATTTCTACTAGCGGTTTCGGTGCTCCGGCATCTGAGATAGCTTGTTCCAGTGCAGCATCTGAAATAGATGAGTTTCGTTTAGGATTACCAGATTCAGGTGATGCTACTTTTGAGTTTTATCTTAATACAGATGATGCATTTCAACAAGAAATGGAAGACATGCGAGATAATCAAGAAACTCGTACTTTTAAATTACAAATGCCAGAGGGTACGAAAGATGTTTTAACCTTTAGTGCATCAGTATTAGATGGAGGTATTAAAGGTACTTTTAATGGTGTTTACATGTATACCTTAGTATTGTGTATTACTAGTGCCGTTGTTGCAGCCGCTACATAATCAATCCTTTTAAGGAGATTTAAACGTGGATAAAACAGAACGAGATTATAAAGACGTAGACTTAACCGCTGAGGATATTTTTGCAACTGAAGATATTCGCACAGAAAAAATGTATATCCCAGAATGGAAAGGTAATGTCTATATAAGACAGGCAAGGGGTATAGATCAAGATAAGTTTGAAAAAGAGTTCAGGGGTAAAGATGGCGTACCTAACCTTATGCATAGCAGGGCCAGGCTTGTTGCTAGTAGTTTATACAAGTCAAACGGTGAGCGCATGTTTACCGATGATCAAGTCATTAAGTTATCTAATAAGTCCGGTGCTGTGTTAAACAGACTAGTAGATAAAATAACAGAAATCAATAACATCACTGAAGCAGACCTGGATAAAATAGCAAAAAACTCATGACCCGACCAATTAAAAGATTTTGTATGCAGTTGAGTCGGGAAATGCATATGGACGTGGATATTATTATGAGATGGTCTTTAGATAAAATATACGAACACATGGCATTTTACATGTCAGAAACTCCGGAGTGGAAAGAACAGTACGCTGAGTCTTTAATATCTCCTGAGCAAAAAGCTCAGAGATTAGCACAATTCCTAGGCGGTAAATAATGGCTACAATGTTAGGCTTATACGTTGAATTTAAAGCTAAATCTAGTGAGATAGATCAAACTTTTGGCAAGATGGATAAGTCTTTTGATAAAACTATAAGACAGCAAAAACAAGTAGAGTCTAACTTTAACTCTATGCACGGTGTTATCAAAAAATTAGTAGCCGCATTTGCTTTATTTCAAATCAGTAAAATGGCGCTACAAGGGGTCAAGCACCTAGGAGAGTATTTAAATAATGTGGCTGAAAACATCGATAAGATGGTTAAAACATCAGGGGGTCTTAATATACCTATAGACAAATTACAACAATTACAGTATGTAGCTAGACTTGCTGGAGTGGGTACAGACGAATTACAAGTAGCGTTTAGAAAGATGGCTTTAGAGATAGGTAAAGGTCAAATTGGTGATGAGGGTGTAGCTCACATGCTTAAGGCCATCGGCACGTCTGTTGACGATCTTAAAGGCAAGGATATAGGTACTCAGTTTGAAATGATAGCCGCTGGTATTGGTAATATATCGGACACTAATTTAAGAGCAGCCGTATCCAGTCAATTATTTGGTAGAAATTTTACCGGTGTTTTAAATATGATAAATCAAAATGTTGCAGAAACCTCCGATGAATTTAAAAAATTAGGCATTACAATAACTGAAGGTCAAGGCAGAGCTGTTGAGAAATTCAATGATGACAAAGAAAAATTAGATGAAATATGGAAAGGGTTTAGTGCTAAAGTAGTATCGTATTTAGCAGAGCCTTTTGATAATCTTATTAACTATGTGTCAGATACTATTGTAAAAATGGGTGGTATTGACCAGGCTGCTATGCATTTTGCAAAGGCTATAATCACAGGGGTGCAGTTTGCTATAAATGGGATGAATAGTTTATTGAATACTATAGACAGTATTTATGCCAGAATGTTAAAGATGCAGATATTTGCCTTAGAGGCTGCTAATAGTGCGGGAAGAAGTATTGATAACAGTCCTTTAAATAAACTTATAGTGGCTATAGACCCTAATGCTAAAAAGATCTATAACAACAATGAAGCGGCAAGAACCACGAGAACAAAAGGGTTGTATGAAGAGTTAAATAGCACTGAAAGAGCTATGCAAGCCAGAACAGACCCTCTGAAAGGAGCTATAGATTTATTACAAAAAGGCATCGATGATATGATTTTATCGATGGGGACTACTTTAGTGCCTTTTAGAACTGCTGCTCAAACTGCTGCGGAACTTGCTGAGGCACAAAGACTTGCTGCTAAGAAGATTGAAGACTCTTTAACTAACTTTTTAAAAAATGCTGGTCAAACAAAAATACAAGAAGTATTGGGCGGTAAGCCTGCTGTACCGGAGGTTGCTAGAGTTTATGATGATCCGAGAATCGCAGAGTTAGAAACTAGAAAGATAGAATTAGCTGCTCAAGAAACAGCTAGACAGCAAGGACCCTGGGATGCTGCTATTAAAGCTATTTATGATAAAGCTATTATGGGTACAGGAGGTATAACGACTACTGGTACTTTTAATGGTAAGTCAATGGTCGATAGAACAACTACAGCAGCGGAAGATTTAAATAAACTTAAACAAGAAGTAAATGCGGCTGCTATAGGGGGTAATATCGGACCTATATCAGGCTACATCGGTGCTATAGATGAATTAACAGCCTTTTTGAAGAAGATGGATCCTAATGCTAACCGAGTTAAAGTGGATATCGAAGTTAAAACAGAAGAAGGCTTTATACTTAAGATTGCTCAATCTCAAGCTATGGATAAACAAATGCAAAAGACACTACTAGATGCCACGGCATTAAACGCACGATCGATGGGTGGGGTTAAATAGATGGCAACTATGACAGAGACATTTGGTCTGTGTACTGATGATACTTTAGCTAGTGATATCAGTGGGTTTCAAGACTTAAATAACTATACTGATGAGTCGGACAATCCACAAGATACTACATACTTTTTGGGTAGTTTAGGATCAGGAGGTGCTGATACTAATGATCGTAAGATACAAGCATCCTCCGATCCAGGTGTTGATCAAATTACGGTTACTCCAACTTATATATTAAATGCACGCACAGTTAATACGGCTTATGTAGTCGGTAACTGTATAATACCTGCCACGCCTAATGGTTATAGGTATAGATGTACCACGGCTGGGACAAGCCACGCATCTACTACTCCAACCTACCCGACTACAGTGGGTGGTACTGTTATAGATGGTACAGTTGTTTGGACTATGGTTAGTGCTGTACATGATGTAACTGAGATTACTTTATCACTAGATGAGGCTGGACTAGATATAAACACACCTGGGGCAGCTTTAGCATTAGGTACGGTTATCGAGAGTGGTACTGCTGACCAGGTAGAAATATGGGTAAGAGTAATTAATGAGGTTAATACAGTATCTAATAATGTAGCAACCCCAGAATTATCGTTAAGATTCAACAGTTTATTTGAAACGGAAAACCCATGACATTAAGAAAATACGGTAACAATATATCAACTACTTTAGATGGCGCTATAGATAATAGTCAAACAACTATTACTTTATTGTCTGCGGCTGGAATACCTGCCATAGGTGCTGGAGAGTTTTTAAGATTTACGGTTGATGACGGTACTAACATTGAGATGATGGACGGTACTGATGATGCAGCTACACCTGACTACACTGTTACCAGGGGTGTTGAAGGGACTAGTGGTACAGCTTTTGCCTCCGGCACCCCAGTTGAGATTAGGGTAACCGTAGAAAGTTTTACCGAAAAACAATCTCGCATAGCTGAGACATCCGATGTAATTGATTTTGGAGCAGCTACTAGTTTAGAGATACCTAACTCGGCAGCACCTACTGTTAACGCAGATGGTGAAATAGCACTTGATACAACTATCACAGATCATAAAGGCTTATTAAAGTATTATAGCGGTGAGGTTATGGTTATCCCAGCTTTACCAATCGCTAACCTTATATCTACAGACACTTATGTAATATCATATGACGCTGCAAGTGACTCCTTTACAATGACGGCTCAAGCCGGCGGTGGGTATGCCCCCGGAGGTACTGATGTTGCTGTTACCGATGGAGGTACAGGCAGATCAACCGGAGGTACTGCTTACGCAATTATAACAGCGGGGACTACAGCTACCGGGGTACAGCAAACTTTAGCTATAGGGTCTGTTGGTCAGATATTACAATCCGCAGGTGCTGGAGCTTTGGCAACATGGTCAACACCTACCTACCCCAGTAACTCAGGCACCGTCGGTTGTTTTTTACGGTCTGACGGGACTAACTATCTCGCCTCAACTGTTACATGGTTTACAGACACCTGTGCGAGAGGTGATTTAGTTACAGGTCGTACATCTAACAATCTAAAGTTTTTAGCTTTAGGATCTGCTAATTGTTTTTTAACTAACGACGGCACCGATACCGTTTGGTCTACAAGCTCAATACCAACATCGGCAGGTACGTCTGGTAAAATACTTGTATCTAATGGTACTAACTATGTCCTAAGCACGCCTACTTTTCCAAACGCCTCAGCGACTACTCGTAAGATGACCGTATCAGACGGCACAAATTGGGTAGCAAGTACTGAGACATGGGCAGTGCCTGGAACAACTGGTAATTTACTTACATCTGACGGAACTAATTGGACTAGTGCAGTGCCTGCATCGTTTACTGTCATTAATATCCAAGTATTTACAGCTGATGGTACTTATACGCCAACAGCCGGGATGAAGTATTGTATTATTGAAGCGGTAGGCGGAGGCGGGGGTGGAGGCGGCTGTGCTAACTCAGGTGCTGGTGTAGTAGTTTATGGATCAGCAGGAGGGGCTGGGTCTTATGCTCGTAAGTTTGCCTCAGCCGCAACTATAGGCGCAAGTAAAGCAATTACTATAGGTACATCAGGAGCGGCAGGAGCTAACACAGGCGGTACAGGTGGTAACGGAGGGGATACCTCACTTACAACTATTTGTATTGGTAAAGGAGGTACAGGAGGGATAGGCATTGGAGCAGGCGGACATGGTGGGGCAGGAGGGGTATTAGGGACAGGCGATGTAACTGTAGTCGGTAATGGCGGGATGGCAGGAGGCGCAGGCTTGACTACTAGTGGCGCTAACGCAACTAATGGCGGTACAGCAAGTTACTTTGGTGGAGCAGGTAAAGGCTTAAGCTCCTATGGCTTAACAACGGCTGGTCAAGATGGTACTAAAGGAGCAGGAGGTGGGGGCGGTATGTCTGTAAATGCTGGCGGTGCTGTTATTGGCGGTGCGGGTGGTGTTGGGTATGTGGTTATTACGGAGTTTATATAATATGAATATCATAGAGTTATTAGAATATAAACTTAAAGACCCTGAGTTTTTTAATATCTGTGTTAAACTACAAGATGATGGAGTTGATAATTGGTTTTTAGAAGAGCACGATCCTTTGTCAACTGAGTTTACAGAATGGGTAGCGAGACGTAATATAGATATAAAATATAAGTTACAGTACTTTGATATAATAAACAGTCGCATATATAA